CACCGCCTCCAGGCCGAGCGGCTTGGCGATCTGCTCGCGAAACCACGGCCCGACCGGCCGATACTCGGCGCCGCCCATGAACTTGTTGAAATCCTGATTGGTGCGCACGTCGGGCATGCCGAGCGCGCGGGTGAAGTGTGCATCAGGAACAGGAAGTCGCGTCTGGAAGCCGGTCTGCGGCACGCCGGAGGCGTCGATGTAGAGTGGGATCTTGACGGTGTCCGGGGCATAGCCGTGGCTGCCGGTCTCCAGATACTTGGTCACCGGCGGCACCTGCGCCGTCGAGTGATAGGCGTGACCCTTGACGTCGGCCAGCTCTATCGGCTTGTTGGCGTGCGGGCCGCCGCCATACTGCAAGAATTCCGGCCAGCGACCCTGCTGCGCCATCATGTGCGCCGCGGTGCCGCGATTGATCTCGGTCATCACGTCGCTGGCCGCCGAGAACGGCGCCGTGGTCGCATTGAAGCGCGTATAGGCCAGCTTGGCCTCCTCCGGCCCGACCAACTGCGCCATGCGCTGATACATCGGATCCATGACGTACCAGGCGTCCATGCCCTTGTAGAGCTGCGGATACTTCTGCGCCTCGCCCATCACGTCGAGCACGCGCTGCGCGTTGGCCGGGTTCATGATCGCGGCCGCGGCCGGGTTGATCTTGGTGGCCTTGCCGGGCGCCCACAATTGCGTCTCGATGTTGCCCTGGCGGCGACCCTGCTCGCCGATGTCGTAGAGATCCTGGCGCGTGACCCCGAACAATTGCTTCAGCGCCGGGTGCTCCGGCGCCACCTGCGCCGCAGCCTCGGCCGCGATCACGTCGGGCCGCTTGTAGATGCCGGGACTGGCGACTCGCACGGCGCCGGGTCCGACATAGGGCACCGCGGCCGAGACGTCGGGTGCCGTCACGATCGCCGGCGCCGCCGGCTTGAGTGTCAGCACGTCGGCCATTCCGGGCCGCGCCCCGACCCCTTTGGTCGCCAGGCCGCCGCCGGAAAAACTCATGCCCAGATCGATCGCGCGATCGAGATCGGCCTGGCGGATCGCGGTCAAGCCGCGGCCATACAGCACCGGGTTCGGATCACCGAGCTGACCGAACGGTTGATTGAAGCGCGACCAGTCGATGCCCTGATCGGCCAATGCGCCCATCTGACCAGGATCCGGCACGACACTATCCTCCCTGTCGGAGATCGATGCGACGAAGGACCAGCTCTTTTGCGTAGTCTTCGTTCTTCATCATGCAATCGTAGCAAACGTTGGCCCCGCCTGGGCCATAGGGACGCAATTCCTCTTTCGCCCCGCACATTTCACAGATGCCGTCATCTTGTCGTTCGATAATTGAAGACGCCGTCTTTTCCTCTTCTAGACATGATTGTCGTTCTCCTCGTCACATCAGCGCACGGGTCCGACCGGCGCAACCTGCGGCTGCATCGCCTTGACCATCGCGGCGCGCTGCGCCATCTCGTCGCGCATGCCGGCCTGCATCATCTGATGCTGCGCCTTCTCACGTTCGAGCTGCTGCTTCTGGATGTTGGACATGATGTCGGCCTGATGCGTGGCCTGGCTCTCGCGCATCTTCATGCCCTGAATCGCGATATCGGACTGATTGGCGGCGCCGTCTTGGTGCACGCCCATTATCGCGATGCGGAAATCCTGGTCCATCTTCTGCTGCTGATGACGATCCTGCATTTGCAGCTTGGCCTGCTCCAGCTGCATCTTGCCGGCGTCGCTCTCGCGCTGCGCCTGCAATTTCATCTGCTCGATCTGGATCGCGGTCTGGTTCGCCGCGGTGGTGGCGTCGGGGCCCTGCGGCTGATCGCCCTTGGCCTTCATCTGCTCGATCAGATCATCGATCGAGGCCATCAGCTCGCGGCCGGCGCGATACGGCGCGGTGGCGAATTTCAAGACCTGGCCGCAGAAATCCGCGGTCTTGGGGTCGGCCGCGATCATCTGCGCCAGCTGCGGCAACAGCTGGCCGAGTGCCTGGACGAACTCGGTGCGGCGCTGCTTTTCCTGGTTCTCGTCGGTCAGAATGGTGCTGTCGGTCTCGATGTCGAGCACGAAGGCGCGCACGCGATTGTCCTTCAGGAAGGTAATGACCTGCTCGACCGTCGGCTGCCGGCGCAACTTGTCGAGCGCCTGAAAACCCTGCTCGATCTGCAGCTGGCCCTGGTCGGCGGCCTGGCTCGCCATCTCCGGCTGCGCCTGCTGCATCTGCTGGCCCTGCGGACTGGCACCGACCATCTTGATCTGCTGCTGCTGGGCTTGCAGCTGCATCATGATCTCGCGCGCCTGCTGTTCGACCATGCGATTGGTCGGCAGCTGAGTCTGGCTCATCTCGATCAGGGTCGCCGGCTGGAATTTCTCGCTCATGATCTCGACCGCGATCTCGACCAGATCCTTGGCGAACCGCGCCAGCTCCATCTGCTTGTCGCGGATCCGCGTCGTGCCGTATTGCGTCTTGATCTGCTGGGCGCCGAGCGTCTCGCGCGGGTCGGTATCGCCACGCATGATATCGGCGAGGCCGGTGATCTGATAGATGTCGTCGATCACCTGCTTGCGCAGCGCAACTAGTCCTGTGATGACCTGCGAGATCATGTCGATCGGCATCCAGATGATGACCTCGTTGGTGTTGCCGAACGCCGCCCAGTTCGAGATCGGCACCAGCACGCGGCCCGGCGTCTTGATTGCGAGGGCGGCATTGACCGCGTCGGCCACCTCGCCGCCGCCGGCTGGATAGAATCCCTTGACCTCGATCGCGTCGCTGAGCGCATGAATCCGCCCGGTCAGCATGTCGATCTCTTCGAGCTGATCGCGGTACTGCATCACGTCCGGCACCGGCACCAATGATCCCCGTTGCACGCAGCCATAGGCCGGCTTCGGACAGGGGAAGTAATTTCTGAGATCGAGGTGCGGCTTGTCCTCGTCGAGGATGTTCTCGCAACCCTCGGCGACCCACACCACGCGCCGCGAATTCTTGTCCCAGATCTCCCAGAAGCAGGCGCGCTCGCGGGCGTCGGCGCCGCCGACCTCCTGGCTGTCCTTGTCGACGCGGTACTCGGCGCGCTGATACTCGTCGCCCGAGGCGTCATGAAAACGTTCGCGGGCCTCGTCGCGGGTCAGATAACTGGCGGCCGCGACCCAGGTCGTCTCGCGCCAATTCCTGGAGATGCTGTGCAGAAAGTCGCGGCGCTGCTTGAAGTCGATGCAGACGCGCTCCGAAGAATAATAGCTGTCGTCGTCCTTGCCGTCCTCGTAACGGCACCAGGCCACGCCACGGTTCAAAGTCACCAGATCGTCGCGCACCAGCAGCATCAACTCGTCGATGTCGGCGAGATCGAAGGACACGATGGCGCAGCGCTCGACGAATTCGCTGGCCGCGGTCGGCACCGGGCGGCGGTCCTTGAACTTGGTGGTGACCACCGGCACCGGCGGCTGGGCGTAGACCGCCGGCTTGATCACCTCCATGTTGGCCCAGAAGATCTGGAACTCCTTGTCGCGGTTGAGATTGGAAAGCCGCGCCAGGCTGGCGAGCCGCTCCTCGATCCTGTCGCAATGATCGTTGTAGTCCTTGAAAGTGTCGCGGCTTTCATCGAGCAGGTTGATCCAGGCCTTGGCGCTCTTCGGCTCCAGGCTAGGATTGAACTCCAGATCGTCGTAAGTGATATCGTCCGCGACGGGGGCGTCGCGGCCGTCATCGCTGTCAACCATGGCCGGCCACCTCGTCGCTATCGTGTTCGGTCACAGCACGATCCTCCTGCGTTGCGGCTCAGTCGGCGGCGGGATCACCCAGCCGTCGCGCGGCGGCTCTTGCGGCCGGGGCCGCGGAGCGGCTCGCCAGGCCTGGGCAAGGTAGCGGAAGCTGTCGCAGTTATGAACGATAGCACCATTCGCTAATGAAAACGCTTCCTCGTCGGGGACTGTAAGACAATAAACATCTTCGCAATGACTGAGCCTATCGACGCGCTCGATACGCAGCGGCTTTACAATTAGGATGGCAATAAATTTGTGCAGCGCCGCTCTTACGAACGAGAGCGTTGAACTTCTTTCCACACTGAGGACACGACCGTTCCTCGCGCTTCCATTTAAGCCAACCCTTTGATCGCCTGGCATGACGTCTATGCCACAGTCGTCCTTCTTCCGACTTATGCCATTCAGTAGCGGCATCCCTCGCAGCCTGCGTAAAATACCCGTTGGTTGCACGTTTCGCGCGTGTGCCGTTCCATGTGATTGACATATGCTCGCTGGCTGGGAGGCATTCCAGGTTATCAAGCCGATTGTTGGCTGGGTCGCTATCTTTGTGATGAATGTGACACCCGGTAGGAATGTCTCCAAATGCCATCTTCCAAACATCGCGATGCACTGTCTTGCCGCCGCGAGTGTAATACGGTGCCCCAGGCCACATGCGATAGAGGCCGCCATCGAAATACTGTGTGATAATGTCAAGGACGATTGGATCAACGAACCCTTCGTGAGGGACTCGGCGGATTTCCACCCGCTTGCCGTTTTGAATAAATGATCCGGCGTACATCTCACCGTAAGACCGTCTGTAAACACCACCTCCACAAGTTGGGCATTTCTCCGTGTCATGCGCGGGCTGTGATACCGCTTCCATCCGCATGGGGTCAGAACCTCTCCTGTCTGAGGGAGGTCCATTATCCGTTGCGTTCCGTAACGCGTCAATACTTGTGTATCACCTATGAAACAGGCGTGGCTCGTCCAGTCGTGGTGGGGCGATGGCTTGAACGCCTTGCGCTCGTCGTCCCACTCGCGGCGATACTGCTCAAGCGCGCTGATGCCACTGTCTTCACAGCGTGGATGAAACACGCATAGAGGTAGAGTTCTTCGAACGGCGTTAACGCCATCCTGGACGGAAGCAAGCGGGACGAGCAGAGGCTTGAGACCAAGTCCTTGCATTGTCTCGACGCGCGTGCGTCCAGTCCCCCACTCCTTGACCTTGGCGTCGTGTGGCACGTAGTCGTTGCCATGGCTCCAACCTCGCACGGAATGACGTTGGAAGATCTCGTCGCGATACCATTCCACGCCGACACCGAAGGCGCTGAGATGGTCGACGATCAAGAGCTGCGCGCCGCGCGGCTGGAAAAACCAGACCGAAGTATCGTCGGTGACACCGAGATCCCAGGCGCGATGCACCGGCTTCGACAGATCCGGCTCGGCCAGCTCGGTAATACGGCCCTCGTCGCGCACCGCGGCCATTTCGGCGGCGTAGAACGAACCGAGCAGCGCACTGGCCCAGTCGCAGAGATACTCCTGGCGAAACTGCGCAGCGCCCTGGTCGAGGCCGTACAGCGCGATGTACTCGGCCTCGGCGGCGGCGAGCTGCTCGGCCGACAGCGCCCCGGTGTCGACCGCGGTCAGCCGCTCGTAAAACCAGCCCGGCTGCGCTTGCGCATACTTCGCCATTTCGTAAGCGTGATTGCGACCGCGCGGCGTCGAGATGAAACAGGCCCAGCCGTCGTTCTCTTCAAGCATTGGGCGATGAAACGCCCAGGCGCTGGGATTGCTCAGCGCGTATTCCGAATAGGTGATGCCGGCGACACCGGCGCCGACCGTGGCGTTGTAGCGATCGCTGCCGATCACCTGCCAGGTCGAGCCATTAAGAAAACGCAGAAACATCTCGTTGTCGTTGGTGTTCTCGCGAAACGCCAGCGGA